TTCAATTTGTTTTTGTAAGATAGTTTGTGCTTGTGTTAATTCTCTTGCTTGGAGAATCCTACCGCTATTAAAAAGGATTTTATGATAATTATCACTATCACTAAAATCATCTTTATAGGTAGTGTCAAAAGTTGTTTTAGTAAGATTCGTTGCCATATTTTTACACCGTTAAAATAACTTTAATATCTTCTTGCTGGGCTGCATCTCTTAAAATTCTTGCTCTGTTTTCCATGTAAATCATATCTCCACTATAAGGATTAACCAAGCTTAATTTATTTGCACTATCAACGTTGATTGTCTGAATACCATCGGAAATAGTTGCACCATTTGCAAATACCCCAAAACCAGAACTATCGTTTTGGTGATAGAATATATCAGAATCTTTGATATCGTCAATATAAGCCCTAATAGGTGGTGATGACGTATCTGATATTTCTCTACCAATTGTTAAATTAGCAGCGTCTGCAGACTTCATAAATCTTAAAGTTCTACTAGATGTACCTTCGAAAATCTTTCCAGCAGCGGCACTATCTCTTTCTTGAATATTTTTAAATAAGCTGATTTGTCTAAAAGAGTTATTAACAATAAATGTATCGGAAACCGTTCCATCTGGTTTGATATTTAACATAATAGAAGAAGCTTTTAGATCATTACGTGCGTCTTTACCAATTCCTTCTCTTGGAGCAATAATGGCTCTTGCCTTTGCAGGCTTTGTTGGGGATCCGCTAAAGATTACTTCTGCGTAATCATATCCAGATCCAAGCCCAGCACTTTCATTATTCATTTCAACTTTTACAACTTGTGATCCGCTTGAACCAAGAGTTGCAGTTGCTGCCGCGGCAGTACCATTACCACGAATAGTAACTGTCGGTACTGTTGATCCATAACCTTCACCGTTTGATTCAATTTCAATACCAATAATTTGTCCACCAATTGCACTATCTTGAACAGATTTTTGATCCGTTTCAAAAGCATTTGCTGCAGCGCCAGGAATATTTTGAATAGGCATAAAGTTTGCTGATAGAAATGAGTTTGCTTTTCCAGCACTTAGTGCATAAAGAAATTTCCAAACATACCCATCAGCAAGTTCAAATGGTTGAGTTAAGCTTCTACCTGCGGGAACTGCTGGTTTATTTAGAGAATTCTGTGCAACACCTAAAGCATTTTTTGCAGTCTTAAGACAGATAAAGACCTCGTTAACATCTGTTAAAACATAGTAATTATTTGTAGGAATACCAACAGATGCATCAGACCATGCAGAATATACTCTACCAGCTGACCAATTTTCTCTTGGTATAACAAAAGATGCTGCCTCAACCTTTTTAACAGATTGTAGATTATGCCTGTGATCTCTTTCTTCTTGATCTGTTCGTACAGGATCAACTAATGTATCTGTTGCATTCCAAACGTCAGATTTACCAATACCAATATAAAATTGATTTGCATCAGATGCATTATTTACTTCAGCAAGAAATAAGTCTGATAAATTTTTTCTTAAATTGTCTGTTACTGTTGCCGTCATTTAAACTTCCATTAAGTTACATTTGCTATGCTTTGATTGCCAATCAAGAACCAGTTTGAACCATCCCAAATACAAGTTGCTCCTTCATTCTGTTCAAGTTCAAAGCTTGTACCGGCTGCAAAAATACTACTTCCAGTGTCATCTGGTGTTATAGTAGCTAAACCAGCGCCTTTGTTTGTAAAAATCTTAAATTCACCAAGTACTGTTCCGGGCCCAAGATCAACCGCAAGAGCTGTAGCTTTGTTACATATAATGTGTGTAGCTGTTGCACTAGCTGTTCCATTAACAGCTATCTCCGAACTTTCGAATGCAACTTTACCAAGGGTTTTATTTGTAACACTTTGAGTAGCTGTATCTAAAATAACGTTACCAGTTGCATCTGGTAAAGTAATCGTTTTATCTGATAAAGTTGGATTGGTTACTTTTAAAGTTGTTTCAAAATTATCAGCACTTGAGCCTTCAAAAATAATACCATCAGATCCTAATGAAATCTGAGAGGAAAGAGTATCTGCATTGCCTCCAAGGAATGTATATAATTCTGTAAAGTTAGCATTGATCTTTGTACCAGCTGCACGGAGCGTATCTCCAGTGCCGTCATTAGCTGAAGTACCTGTTGATATATTTTGTCTTGTCATAGAAAAACCCTTATTTTCTTATAATGTTATTTATAATCGTTTAGATAGACGAATCACTCAAATAACGAGTAAACATATCATTATCCATTGTTTCTGTTGCCATTGACATACCCATATGTGCACTATCTGGTGCATGTGTAGCACTATCATCAAATGTAAATGAATTTGGTGAAGCAAGTTGTTCTGCAGAACTATAAATTTTATTTAAATCTTGAATTGTAATATTTTGATAGTTTGCCATGGTATCTGTTAGGCTAACCCTGAATACCCCATCTGTAGCAGGATCACCATTGGAACTTGAATCAAAGATTGCAGTCATTTGAGAAAATGCAGTAGCAATTAATTGGGTTGCTTCATCAAGAACAATAATATCACCAACACTCGATTCAAGTGGATTTACACCTTGACTGGAAAGAGTAATTATACCATCTTCTTGTAATTGTACCAGTCCTGAAAAATGGAAACCGGCTGGATGTGCAAACCTTGTATAAAGCGAACTCCAATCAGAAACAGATAATCCAGATTTAATAAGAATAGAAAAGATCTGAAAAATGTCATTATCTAAAATTCTATTTTGAAATTCAAATCCTATTTTTCCTTGAGTTCCTGATGGATCAAGACCACCAACATGAAGTAAGTTATCTTTTGGATATTCAATCTCTACCTCTTCACCAAAGAATCCTCTAAAAAATCCTTCTGTACCAACAAGCGCACCTTTTGATTTATAAAAGAGAGGTATAAGCCTTGCCATTAACCTTGGATTTTGAAAGAAAGACGATGACTGAAGCCCATTACCAATTTCTTTAATAAGCTCATCTAGATATGTTTCATCTGTCTGTGATATATCTCTTGCGGAAAAAATATTAGAAATTTCTGAATGGAAAGAATGAGTACCACTACTATCTAAATAATCATAGTAAAGATCAAGTAGCTTGATAAGAGAACCGGAATCAACACCATACTCAGTTTGGTAGTATTCAGGCAAAAGCTCTGTCACGCCTGCTACGTCAAGCCTCAGTTTCCTTCTATTTAGATCATCTAAAGAATGTGTCATGTTGAGATTGTTGCCAATGTGTTTTGATAGTCAATAAGAGCATTTGCTGCAGATGTACTTTCATCTAAAGAAATTATATAACTTCGAAGAGGACGAATAGTACTTTGGTTTGCAGGTACTGCACTTATCTTAATTGAATCACCTGTAAAAGCAGATATATTAAATCCTAAAAGATTTACAGTTCCCTTTGAAGCATTATAGTTACCAGCATTATCAACTAGTACTTCAGAAGTAGTTGAATTAATAATTTGTAAATTATTTGAATTATGATCAAGTTTATTTACAATTGAACTATTTGGTATACCATTAAATGTAAATCGGCTACTAGTAATTTTTCTTGTATCATCATCAGCTGCTGCAATTGCTACAGGAAAGGCGACAGTATAATCAGCCGTTGTGTCTAATGTTGGGATTAATCTTTGTTGTACTTTGACTTCCATTCTCGAGTTAAGAATTGCTGGCGATAAGTCATCAATTGTAGATAAAAGATTTGATCTTCTAAATACAGAATCAAATCTATTTAAATTTGCATCTACAAAGTTTTTAACTGTATTTTCAACAAGGGTTTCTGTTGCATCGGATGTTAAATTTGTTTGATCCGGGTCAAAATTAAAAGTTGTTATAATTTCTAAAAACGTTGTTGTCGGATCTGAATAAACAGTATCGATTGACATGATTGCCAAATTATCTGTTAGATTTGTTATAATACCATTCTTTGTTGAAGTTTTTATTGCATCACTAATACCATCTTTAAATTTTAAACTCACATATACACGACCAAAAACCGCAGGAATATTTTCATTACCGCCCCATGCAGCTACATCATCAAGTACAGACGAATAGTTTTCTAAGATTGTAGCTTTATAATCTTCAGCTGTAACCATTCTTTGCTGGGTAGCAAATCCGATTGGTGCATTTAGTTTAATTGAATCAATTGATTCTTTTTCTGAACCGCCTGAAGACGACGTCCCAGTTGGTGTTGTAGCAGTTATATCGTAGTTTATCGAATTAATTGTAATTTGATTATTTGCCTCAAACGAAGATATTCCATTTGCTGCTGATCCTGAAGGAGCAAGATAGCTTACTACAATTTTATTTCCTGCCACGGGGGCTTTACCTAAGATTGTACCATCACTAAAGATTAATTCATAATATCCATTTGGTACTTCTCTCACAATATAGACAGTCGATGACGAGTCGATACGAACAGCGTTGTTTACATTTGTATACGTAGTAAACGATGATGAAGTTGCAGTATCGAAAACATCAACTTTCAATGTTGTTGTATCTAAGTTTTCATCTGGTATTACATAAACCTGGCTTTCAGTTGTTTCACCAACAAGAAATGTCTTAGTTCTTTGTGTTCCTTCTTTAATTGGTATTGATGTACTATCAGCTGATGTTTTAAAAACAAAATTACCTGAACCGTCGTTAAGTGCTGTATATTCTTCGAGTGTTTGGAAATTATAAGTAACTTGTTCCGAAGAACCAGTAAAGACAGTATTTCTTGCCAATGTTGCGGAAGCGGTGGTTGTATCACTTGTACTTACTGAAATATTTAAGTCAATCGATGAACCTGTTTTCGAACGTGGATAATATCCTAAATTTTCTGCGTGAGATACTACAGAAGATCTTAATTGTGAAGACTGAAGAAATGATTCGTTAATACCAAGATTTGCAATCAATCCATTCAGATGCGTGTTATAAGCAAGAACATCAAGTATATTTGATAATCCACTTGCCTCAAAATTATAATCAGCAAATTCAGATTGTTGCTGGAAATATGTTTTTAGACTGTTCTTAATTGTATTAAAATCAAGATCTGAAGATTGAATAGTTGCCATTTATCTTAACCTTGTAAGTGATAATGTTAATTGTTCATTTGTCGATGTACTTAACACTTGAAACTGTATTGTTATATTAACTGAATTAAAATCTGGTGAAATAACTGAATCGATTTTTGTTACTCTTGCTCTTGGTTCAAACTTGGCAACGGCCGATATAACAGCATCTTCAATTTCAAATTCGTCAAATTCTGTATCAAGCGAAAACAGAAAACGATTTAAGTCGCCACCAAATTTAGGACTAAAAGGTTTTTCTGTTCTGTTTGTTAATAATATATTTTTAATTCCCTGCTTAACAGATTCAGCATCATTCTTTTTAAAAATATCGCCAGTTGTTCTCTTTTTAAAAGACAGGTCTATATCCTTATACGTACGTGTCTGTGACGTCGTAATTGGTTTGGTAGCTAAGTTACCATCTTCAATTGAGAATGCTCTAGTTGCCATTTAAAAATCCTTTGGACTATTTATACCTTAATCACCAATGAATACTGTAGTTGAACCGGATTCAATCTTGTTCGTTCCTGCTGAGTTAACATCGAAGTGGCTTCCTGTTCCTTGATCGCCTGTATCAGCTGTATCACCTTTACGTGCAGCTTGTTTTTCTTCATCTGTTGTATTCAAAAATATCTTTGGTGCATCCATAGTAATATGTCCGTCTGCTATGATATTTAAATTACCTGTTACATGTAGTTTGTCATTACCTGTTACAGTTCTAAATCCATTTTTGTGATGTGTTACTACATCGCCACTTTCGTGCATTTCAATAAACGTTCCTGATTTGTGGTAAATATGGATTCTTTCTTTTCCCTCTGTATCATCTATTTCAATTACATGGCCTGACGTAGTTTCGGTAACTTTATTATTTGGATATACCGCACCATAAGGATCGGGTAATTGATCTTCGCCTGTAACCGAATCTGGTGTCTTTGCAGTAACATTACCGTTAACTTTATACTCTTTTATTCCTCTTGCAAGTCCATTCACAGATGGTGTTTCACTATCACCTTCTAGCTTTGGTAATGATCCTAAGATAAGTGGTAGCTGGGAATTAGGACCATCAAAAAATATACCGAAGACAAGTGCATTCGGCTGAATACCAAGTGGATTACCAAGACCGTTTGTACCACCTTCAGTAATTGGTGCTACGACTTGTGCCCACGGTAATTTGTCATCAGGTATATCAATCTGGCTGTCAGAATGAATACCATGTATACGGACTTGTATACGACCAACTTCCAGGGGATCACTGAGGCTTTTGACTACGCCAGTAAACCACCTTGTCTGATCACCATAAAAATCTATATTCTTTTTCGGTTCCATTAGATTCTCACAGGATTACCCATCTTAATACCAGTCATAATCAAATCATATTTTTCTTTTTTGAAAACATGTTTTGCAGAATAGATAAGATATTTACCGGATCTTTTTGTATCTATTCGATTTGTTTCGTTGTCAATAAGAGGTGCTAAAAACTGAATGTCTATATTGTTTCCAATTGTAAAATGTGTATTACCGGTAATAAAATCTAAACCATCAACTGCAAAATGAAGAGGTGATTTTTTAATCATTAAATTCATTGCAGTTGCTGTAACTCTTCTTTTATAGTTTGCAATGTTCTTTTCTTCACTATATCCGATACGGTTAATTTTACTTGTATCAGTTCGGAAAGGAAGTGAACTACCTAATCTTGTAATCGTTCTACTTTTTAATTCATTAAAAGGAATACCATCTAATTCAAATTCAGGTGTATAACCAACGTTCTTTTGTTTACCAAGCGTACCTTTTTCAATAAGGGGTTTTAAAAAATCTTTTACCACATCAAAAGAAAAATTATTTGTTTTATTATTTAATGTATTAATATAATTATAATTTGATCCAATTACACCTTTTCGAATTAGTTTATAGAGATCTTCTGATTCGCCAAATCTATAGCCATTTAGTACTCTGGCTGCTATTTCTGGTTCTTGTGAGACAGAAGCACCCTGATTTGCTCGATATGGTATTGGATTAATTGGTGTAATTTGTAAAAGCGTACCTAAATCTGCAAGTGCTAATTTCTCACCAAAAAAGGTTGAAAACAAATAGAATGGATAACCTTCAACTGTACTCATTGTATTGCGAAGCCATAACATAGCTTCAACTGGACTTAGATTTGGTACAATTAAATCTCTTGAAACTGACTCAGAAGAAATTTTACCAATTTCTTTTGAAAGAAAATTTTCTGATATCTTTTCGATAATATCTGTAGCAGAACCGCTATAGTATCGGTTTACATTTTTGAGATTCGATATGTAAACAATATCTTCAATTAGTTCAATATAGTTAACTTCTGTATGGTCACCATTTCTTTCACTTGACATAATTTTAGAAATATAAAATGTTTTTGAAAGGGATTTTGATCCAGCTTTTAAACTACGTAATTTAATTTCAATCTTTTCACCGCCAAGTATATCAGCATCTTTCATAATATTTGCATTATCAACAAAGACTAACTTTGCAGTTAAGTATGGCAAATCTAAATTTTCATATATCTCTAAATCAGATACAGCTTCCTTAATATCTACATCATCACTTATTCTTTCCGATATCAATACAATCGAATCGAAAACATAATCAGAAACATTATCTAGATCTGTATTTCTGTTTTCACTCATTAACTTGTTACTGCCTCTCTGAATGAGTTAACTACATCAATGATAAGCGATGGTTTAATTATTCGTATTTGTTTGAGATTATCATTTTCAGAATGTGCACGATCGAGATAGGTAACTTCGGTAAGCAAACCACCAGGACCAACAGTTGGATCAATATCAGTAATAACTTTAGATGCATCTTCATAGTGATGTGCAGAAAGGTACTCATCAGAAATAGAATGTATTAATACAGTATCTGAAGTGCCAGCCATTTGTAATAATTCCCCAACTTGGAATGTACCAGAGGTAACATTTACAACTAATTGTCCAAGATCCAAATGTCTATGTTCAATTTTCGCTGTCGCACCAGAATCTCTTCCTTCAATTATATCACCTGTCTTAAAAAATCCTGTAAGAGAAGTTAATCTTGTACGCGTTGTAATAGTTTTATTAGGATATTTTTTCTGTGCATATCGGAGAACATTCGATCTTGATAATGGCCAACCTTGTTCTCTTAATTTATTATTCATTAAATAAAAGGTCCAGTGAAAATTTGTATTCCCATACAAATTAAATGATGTTTGGTCAGGTCTTTCACCTTCTTGAATATAGTAATCAGAATAAACCGTTGTATTATCTTTTACCTGATCAACTACATCAGCATAAATTGTAAGGTTTTGGAAAACATCGGATGTTGTTTCATTACCAAACCGATAAAAAGAACGTGGAAAATATTGAAAATAATTTGACATTATCTAGCTCCTACAAATCCGCCACTTCGGCCGGCGAATCCATCATTGGGGCCAAATTCTTCTGGATTTTTGCCATAGTATTCATAGAATGAATCGTTATCTTCATTATCAATATCTTGTCTACTAATTGTCTTGTATTCAATAAAGCTTAAAGTTAAATCAATTTCAGTTGGCGATCCATCAGGATGTAAAGCTGATGTTGTAGGATTGTAGACAGTTGAAATATTTCTTAATTGTGACATTTTAATCGGTGTTCCTACATTTTTAAATTCGCCTGTTTTACCAGAAAGTAATCGTATCTTAAAAAGATCCGGATATTTGTAGCCAATCGGAATACCTCCAGGTCTTATTTCTTCAGGAAATGCATGACGACGAAGAAGACGAAGAATCTTTTTAATCTGTAAAGATTCTTCTGCACTCTTTGGTAGAAATTTAAAAGTAAATGAAAATTCACGTATATTAACACCACGGAAAGCTGTTCGAATATTTGGATTAACAGTTACTCTTGCGGTTAAACCGATTGCGTTCCTTATACCTTCAGGAACAAGAAATCCGGCCGGAGATCTTGCTAATCTTTCTGCTGCAAGTCGTGCACCAATACCGCCAACACCTTGGTCAAAGAAACTGCCAACACTTTCAAATCCTTCTTGAATACCTCTTCCAGCTGCAGTTAGTGCGCCTGAACCAGCATTCATAGCAGCCATTGCTACAGCACCTGTGGCATTTAAATTCGGTGTATCATATTGTAAGCCTTCTTGTACTTGATACGCAATTGGTAAGTAAAGTGATACCTGGCCGTTTGTAACTGGAGTAATTTTCATAGCACTTACAGATACTGGTTCTCGCGAGGGATCAGAATTTCCCGCTCCCGCAGCTCGTTCTTCATCGGTCGCCCCACCAAACTCTTCTGCGAACTGACTAGCTGCTGCTGTTGTATTTAATCCAGTATTATTAGAGTTTGAAACATCAGCAATAATCTGACCAGCCTTTACTACTTTTTGCCAAGTATTTTCTAAGCCGGTTATAAGACCACGGGCATTTTGAAATTCTGGTGGGTCAACTTCAAATATAGAAAATACAATCTTTGATTGAAGAAATTTGGCTTCTTCTTGTAACGGATATTTTAAACCTGGCATATAAATCTCTATAGATAATTGAAATGATTATTTTCTATTTATAACCAAAAATGGCATATTCTGGTCGATATCAAGTAAAGAACCCGAAGAAGTACAAAGGTGATTTTACCAATGTGGTTTATCGTTCTTTGTGGGAACGAAATGTATTTCGATGGTGTGATGACAACCCAAAGGTCAAAGGTTGGAGTAGCGAAGAAATAGTCGTACCATATTATTATGAAGTCGATAAAAAGTACCACAAATATTTTGTTGATTTGAAAATTGTAATGGAAGACAAAACACTTCTTGTTGAAATTAAACCGGAGAAAGAAACAGTACCACCAACAGGTCAAAGAAGAACAAAACAATATATTAATGAAAGTTTAACATATGTTAAAAATATGAATAAGTGGGAAGCAGCAAATGAATATGCAAAAGATCGTGGCTGGGAATTTCAGGTTTGGACCGAAAAAACATTACAAGAAATGAAGCTGCTACAGAAGCCCATGCCGGGTAAATTAAAGAAACTAAAACCACTAAAGCCCTATCGTAAAAAATCTAAAAAATAGTTATAAATAGCTTCATGAGTAGTTTATTTCAACAACTAGAAATCGAAGCATTCCGTGCCGGTATTACCCCACGGACAAAACAATCCATTGAATGGTTTCGTAAAAAAGCTTCTCAATTAAGAACTGTTAGTCGAAGAGAAATAATGCAAGATGAAACAATTGCATTAAGGAATAGACCAAAGACAGGTGCATTTGGTAATATGTACATGTATTTCTATGACGCAAAGCATAAAGATACATTACCATATTATGATGCATTTCCGTTAGTTATTCCACTAGGTCCAGCTGCAGGTGGGTTTTATGGAATGAATTTACACTATCTTCCACCAATACTTCGTGCAAAGGCATTAGATGCTTTACTCAATCAAGGTGATGGTGTTCCACAAAAATATATTCGACCAACAATACATCGTTATTTGTTTAAACAAGTAAGAAGTCGATTTGCACTTGTTGATCAACCAGAATGGGAAATTGCTACATTTCTACCAACTGCAGATTGGAGAAAAGCTTCTGCTGCAACTGTCTATCGAGATTCAAGGAAGAAAATGAATGGCTAGTATCGATGAATTGAAATCATTAGCAACAAGAAGAAATGGACTCGCTAGGCCAAATCAATTCTTAGTTGAATTACCAGCAATTGGCGGTATATCGCCAAGTGAAATGAATATCTTGTGTACAAGGGCAAGTCTTCCAGATAAACAAATATTAACTTCAGATAGAAGAATCAGTATGGAATTTGAAAAGATTGCATATGGGTATGCAGTACCAGATGTATCATTTTCTTTTCTTGCAATGAATGACTATGGACCAAGAAGATATTTCGATTCCTGGCGTAGTCGGATTATTGACGAAGAAACATTAGAAGTTGGTTACAAAGTAGATTACGAATTTCCCGTTAAAATACACCAGCTCAAGAAACCGATTGTAGGATTTTCTCGTAATATTGGACCACTGAATGCTATCAATATTAGTGCAACCGTTGGTGGCGGAAGTGTATACAGTGTCGAATTAATTAATTCATTCCCAACGACAATACAGGCTATTGATCTTTCGAACGAACTTGATGGATTGGTTGAAGTTTCTGTCCAAATGTCGTTTACAAACTGGAGGTCTATTGAGGCCTCACAAGATTTTATTAATGCAAGTGTGTCATCAGTTATAGGATAAAAATATAATGGCTTTACCAAAACTAAATGAAGTACCAAAGTATGAGTTGAATATACCATCAACGAATCAAAAGGTAAGATTCCGACCTTTCCTTATGAAAGAAGAAAAAGTTCTTCTTATGGCAATGGAATCACAGAATCAGACTGATATCTTTAATACAATTATTGATACTTTATCAGCATGCATCGAAGACGATATTGATATTAACAAACTTGGAACATTTGATGTTGAATATTGTTTCTTAAAAATTAGATCGAAAAGCGCAGGCGAAAAAGCTGATATGATTTTTAAATGTGAAAAGTGTGAATTTGAAAACGAAGTATCAATTAATATTGATGATATCAAAATTGAAGTACCAAAGTTAGAACCAATTATTGAGATTAATGATGAAATATCTGTTGAAATGACTTGGCCATCTTTTAACGATGTAGCAAGGAATGATACAATTATTAATCCAGAATCAACTGTCGATCAGGTCTTTGCTCTTGTAAGAGCTTGCATGGTAAGTATCAATACAAAAGAAGAAAGATTTGCAATCAAAGACCATAGCAAAGAAGAAATCGATCAGTTTATTGAATCTCTTAATTCAGATCAATTTGGAAAGATAAGAGAATATGTTGAACAAATGCCACGGCTAAAACATGATGTATCATTCTGTTGTACAAATTGTGCAAGCGCAAACGAAGTGACAGTGGAGGGTCTGCAAAGTTTTTTCTCATAGGTCTATCTCATGAGAGCTTGACAAATTATTATCAAACGAATTTTCAATTGATGCATCATTACCATTATTCGCTGACTGAGATAGACAATATGATACCATGGGAAAGAGAGATCTATATTAATATGTTAATGGATCACCTAAAAGAAGAAGAACAAAGGCAAAAGCAAGGACAATACTAATGGCAACGTTAGCTGAAATTAGCGATAAGATATCCAAAGGTAATGAAGGAATTGAATTAAATCGTGACGAATTAATTGGTATTCGTGGTGGGTTTGACGAATTTTTTAGATATCTAAAAGCAAGTACAGGCGATAAGTTAGAAGCATCGAGAGAAAGAGCAAGGCCAAAACCTGCAGGCCGTACATCAAGAAGAAGCGGCGGAAAAGGTTTTAACCCTTTTGCTGGAGCATTAGCTGGACTGGGTGCAATAGCAGCACAGATTGCCGGTATTATTGGCGGTATTACAGCTGGCCTTGCCGCGCTGTTAGCATCTATAGAAGGACTAAGAGGGTGGGAAGTAAAAGCTTTAGCAAATCTAGATAAAATTGGAAAGGCATTAAGGGCTTTAATACCTTTAAAATTAATAGACAGT